ACTTGCCTACCTTTGCTTGTGCCTTTTTATGGGCTTGGGTAAAAGTGTCTCCTGCTCTCATTCGCCTTTTCATAAACTCCATATGCTTTGCACTATGATGTTCAGAATGTTTATCTAATAGATTCTTTTGGCGAGTGGTGAGTTTCACTTCTTTTTCCTCTTTTTCTTGGAACGTAGTTTTTTAAGATCCGCAGCCGTGATCTTATCCCGTGGTGGAGCAACCGCAGCAAGTTTGCGTTGCTTGCTCGAATAAGATCTTTTAGGCATTAGACAGCAGAGGTGATAGCACCGTTAGTTACAAAACTAACTGATACTGAATTTATATCTCCAACTGTTGAACTATACGTAGTTCCTGTGATAATTCCGTTAAAACTTAACTTTTTAGAACCTGATGTATCTAGGAAAAGGTTAAATGCAGCAGTTCCATCATCTTCGGTAGTTAATACATCATTAATAATTTCAGCAGTATCATCTCCAGATGTTGCTGTGTAAAGAAGATCAACTGTTCCAGAACCAGAAACTAAAGATCCAACAAAACTTCTTGATGTTGCACCATGAGAAGTAGTCTCTAATGTGTCTTTTGTTACATCTAAAGTCCAAGCTGTTGTAGAAGCTATAGCTCCAACTGTTCCAGATCCGTTATCAAATGATACAGAGCCTTCTTCGCCACGAAAAAATGCCATGATTTTGGTGAAAAATTACATCTAAGCCTATATTACCTTGAAACTGCAACTTTTAAAGCTATTTTTTCTTCTTTTTACGTCTATGTTGATAACTTATCTTCTTACTACCCGTTTTTTCACGTTTAAATCTTGCTTTTTCAGCACTTGACATCTCTGAAGCTGTCTTAGGTGTCTTACTTGAGACTCGTTTACTGGGTCGACAAGCTGGATAGCCCCGTTTTTCGCCTTTTGATCGGCCACAGGGCTTTCCTGTTTTGACATCAACCCATTTTTCTTTGAACCAACGGGTTAGACCACCGCTACTTCTTGCCACGTTTCTTAGTTCCTGTGCGATAAGTGCCACCACGCTTTTTGTACTC